CCGGCCGCCGGCAGACGGTCGGCGACCTGATCTATGGCGCGGAGTTCGGCGGCGGGAAGCGGCCGTCTACGCGCCAGTTCCCGGAGCACCGCGGTCGCCGCGGGTACTTCCTGTGGCCGACCATTCGGGACAACGGGCGCTATATCCGCGAAACCTATTCGGAAGCGCTTGACCGCGCCCTGCAGGTGACCCCGATCCAATGAGCGTTGACCGGATCCTCCAGCTAAAGCTGATTGCCGATGTCAGCGACATCAACAAGAAGACGGCCGCCACGACCGGCAAGGTCGGCAAGCTTTCGCGCTCCGTCGGCAACTGGGGAAAGGCGCTCGCGCTCGGGCTTGTCATTGAAGGTGTCGAAGAAGTCACCAAGGCGCTCGGCAATGCGTGGGAGGGGTTCCGCGAAGGCGAGCAAGCTGCCGGCCGCCTGGGCAATACGTGGACCGCCCTTGGCATGGACGCCGCGGGCTTGGATCGCGCCATTCAGGAAGTCAGCGATAGCGCCAAGGCGCTCGGCACGGACGACGTGGCCGCCATCGACGCGTTCAATAAGGCGCTGCTTGCCACGGGCGACCAGGAAGCCGCGATGAAGCGGCTCAAGATTGCGCAGGACCTTGTCGCCGCGGGCATGGCGACGGACCTTACCGGGGCGCTAAAGCTCGTTGACGGCGCCGCCAAGGGTTCGACAAGCACCGTGCGCAAGTTCGGCCTGAGCGCGGACACGGCCGGCGGCCGCGTTAAGGAGCTCGGGCGCAAGGTCAAGGGCGCGGCCGACAAGAAAGCCGATCTAGACCCGCTCGGCGTTCTCTTCAACTCCCTGAACGAGGACCTTGAGGGCATCGTCGGCTCGCTTGCGTCGGGCGACATTGACGGCGCGCTCGCCAGTCTTGGGCAGGTGGGCGCGGACCTGAAGCTCGCCTGGGACGCCATCGCGCCCAAGATCACCGAAACGCTAGACAACCTGACCGATGGCCGCTTCAGCCAGTTCATCGCCGACTTTGTTACGCCGCTTGTCAGCAACCTGCAGTCCTTCATTGACAAGGTCCTGCCCGTCTTCAACTCGCTCCTTGCCGATGCGGGCGAGAAGCTTGGCATCCTCGTGGACGAGATTGGTCCCAAGGTGGAGCCGTTCCTGACGGCGTTCTACACGCTCGTGGGCGACATCATCACGGCGCTGGGCAACTTCAAGTCGGCCATCCAGCCGGTGATTGACATCCTGTTTGGCGCCGCGTCCGGCACCCTCGGGGCCGCCATGGACGCCATCACGGGCTTTATGAACACGATCATTGCCCTGCTGAACGGCGACTTCACGACGGCGTGGAACACGATCACGGAAACCGTTCAGGGCGTCGTGGACGACGTGAGCGGCATCATCGGCGGGCTCGTGGATGGGGTGGCCGGGCTTATTCCCGGGATGCTGACCGCGGCGACCGACGTTGGCGGGGCGCTGCTGGACGGCATCGTGGCCGGGGTCGCCGGGCTCGCAAACGCCATCGTGTCGCCCTTCCGGGATGGCCTGAACGCCATCATTCGGGCGCTGAACGAGATCAGGCTTCCCGCGCTCACGATCGATATCTCGGCGTTCAGCATCCCGAACCCGCTCCACGGCACGGTCCTTGACCCGTTCGGCACCCCGAACATTCAGGTTGTCGGGGCATCCAAGTTCCAGCTGCTGCCGGAAATCGACCCGTTCAACCTGCCGATGCTGGCGTCCGGCGGCATCGTCACGAAGCCGACGATTGCGATGATCGGCGAAGCCGGACCGGAAGCCGTCGTGCCCCTGGACGAGTACGGCGCCGGCGGCGGCGTCACGCTGAACATGTACGTGACGGGCGACCCGGCCGTCGTGGAAGGGGCGGTGCTCAAGGCGCTCCGCCGCTACGCGGGCGCCAATGGCTCTATCCGGCTTGACCAGTTCCGCAGCCTGAGCATCGCGCGCTAATGGCATATCCGGTTATCGCCGCGGCGGTCAACAGCCAGACGACGACCGACGCCACGACGCATACCGTCACGCTGCCCGTCGCGCAGCCGGGCGACCTGTTGCTCGTCTTCACGACGTTTGACGGCACGCCCACGATCACCTGGCCGACCGGCTGGACGGCGCACTACAACATCGGCGCGGCCACGATCCGGCGGCAGCTTTACTACCGTTACGCGGACGGTACCGAGGGCACGAGCCTGACGCTCACGAGCTCCGCTTCCGAGGAGATGCAGGCTCGCGCGCTCCGCGTCACGAACGCAAACGTGACCAGCGCGGTGGAGCACGTCAACACGAACGGCACAAGCGCCAACCCGAACAGCCCATCGCTCACGACGACGTGGAGCAGCCGCGAGAACCTTTGGTTGTCGGTCGCCCATATCGACGAGTCGGTCACGACAAGCGCCTACCCGGCCAACTACACGATCTACCAGGACACCGCCAACAGCGGCGGCGCTTCCGGTGTCACGTTCGCCATCAGCGGAAGGACGCTGACGGCACAGACGGACGACCCGGGCGCTTACACGATCAGCTCGTCCAAGTTCTGGTTTGCTTCCACGATTGCCATCCGGCCCGACTACCGGCCGACGTTCTCGGTCGCCCAAGCGGCCAATACGCTGCAGGTGACGTTCACGGACACGTCCGACTTCACGGCTACTTCGTGGGCGTGGAACTTCGGCGACGGCACAACGAGCACCCTGCAGAACCCGACCAAGACTTACACGGTCCCGGGCGTCTACACGGTGACGCTCACTGTCGGCAATGGCGACTCCGCGACCGCGCGCACGATCACCGTCGTGCCGGTGCCCGATGCTCCGCCGGCACGGCCAGACGGGCTCGTGATCGGGGCCGAGCTCCTCATGAACGAATGGTGGCGCGATGTCACTTGCGAAGTGCTTGAGGCGTCGTGGAACTGGGGGGCGGGCAGCGATCAGGGCGTGATGACGCAACAGGACTCCGGGAGCCTGTCGCTCCGGCTTATCGACACGGACCGCATCCTTGACCCGCAGAACACCGTAGGGCCGTTCTACGGCGTGCTTGACATCGGAACCCCTATCCGGGTGACCATCGACGGCTACACGGCCTTTAGGGGCCGCGTAACGGGCATCACGCATGACCTGCAGCTCGCGGAAGACGTGGACTTCGTCACGATCACCGCCGAGGATGAGCTCGGCACCATCGGCCGGTTCGCCGCCGATAATGGCGGAGCGCTTGCCCTGGGGAGTCAGTCCGCGTCGGCGCGTGTCACGGCGCTGCTTGACGACATGGGATGGCCGGCGGGGCAGCGCGATATCGGATCGGGCGGCGAGACGCTGCAGGCGGTCAACGTGGAGAACGAAGTCTGGCCGGCCATCATCGAGACGGTGATGAGCGACGGCGGGCGCATCCAGGTGGAGCAGGACGGCACCGTCCATTACCGGAACCGGGCGACCGCCTGGGGGAGCGTTGGCCTGACGTTCACCCTCGGCTGCGGGGGCGATGTCGAGATGGAGTCCCTGGCGCTTGTGACGGAAGCCGGACCGCTGACGAACAGCCTCACGTATGGGATCGTCGGCGGCTCCGCCGCGCTCTACACGGACGCCACAAGCATCGGCACGTATGGCACCTGGACGGCCGTCAAGACGGACTTGCTCCTCACGAGCTCAAGCGCGGCGGCCATCTGGGGCGCGTTTGTCGTGAACGCGCAGCGCTTCCCGGCCTACGGCGCACGCTCGGCATCGTTTCAGCTGACGCCGGCCACCTCGCCGGATGTCTGCACCGCGCGTATCGGCGACCGGTGGCGGGTGCTTGAGACACATCACGGGCCGAACATCGATCTCACGCAGCGGCTCCTCGGCCTGAGCTACACCGTCGGACCGACGCGGGTAGTTGTCACCGCAACGATGGGCACCGACTACGGCCTCACGCAGACGCTCTTCCGGACCGTTTGGGACACGGAAGCCGAGTGGGAGAACGCGCCCGCCTACGGCGCCCTGAACATCAACGGCAACGGCGGGCGGCTCAAGGTGGAGGATCGCGTCGCGTGAGCATCAGCGTTGCCGGTTGGAGCTTCCCCGTTGACGGTGCGCTGCACCCATACATCTTCACGTTCTACCCAGGCGATTACACGACGCTCGCCATGTTCGAGTCTGTCGACGTGGAGTCCGTGGGCGAGAAGCTGACGACCGTTTACGTTGACCTGCGCAACGCAACAAACACGACGACGCTGCAGACGCTCACGTATGGCTCGCTGAGCACGAAGTCCTATAACGCCGCCGTCAACTTCACGAACCTGACGCCCGGGACGACCTACCAGTTGCGCATCCGGGCGACGGGAACCGTTAGCGGCACGGGCGTGATTGCGTCGCGTCGGTTCGTCTGGGCGGTCGGCGAGATCGTGTACCCGGTCAGCCTGGGCACCTCGCCCACTTCCATCGCGTTGGAATACGAGCTCTACAACCCGACCGCCAACACCGTCCCGCCCGAGATCGGCTATGCACCGGCATCCGGCCCCCTTGTCGGAAACATTACCGGCCCATTTACTAGCAGCCCACCGGCAGCGTTTTCGGCGCCCGCGTACGTCCACATCCGGGTGCGTCTGTATGACGACACGCAGCTAAGCCGAATGGACTTCACCTGGAGAGCATCGTGACCTACTACCTGCCCGAGCCGATCTACCAGCTGGACGGCTCGCCGTGCCAAGGCAGCAACTGCTGGGCGGCCGTCGGGGCGTGGCAGATGGATGGGCAGTCAGGCGGCGATCAGACGCCGTCGCCTACGCGCTTCCGGCATATGGCGGGCGAGCACGAGTGCGGCGGCGGGAGCATCTACGACATCCAGCGCGGCTTTCTGCGGCAGGGGCGGTCCTACTCGGTCCGTGACCTGCCCTACCAGACGGTCCGCTCGTGGATGGCCGTTGAGGACCGCCGGCTGCTTGCCATCGCGACCGCGTACAACGTCTGGCCAGAGGACAAGAAGTGCGACTCGCCCGGCTTTGACGGGTTCCATATGGTGGGCGTCGTGCCCGGGCTCCTGCGCTACGGGAACCTGCGGATCATGAACCCGCTCTGCAGCGTCCCAGGCGAGTCGCGGGAAGCGCGCTATCAGAAAGTCAAGCTTGACGACGTGATGGATGCGGCCCGCGCGTGCGCCAAGGCGACCGGGCAGCCTGCCGGCACGATCCGGGTGGGCATCGTCTGGCGCCCGCGGCCGGACGGCGACCCGGCACCGGCTCCGCCGACGACCGAGGAGCTCCTCGCGCAGCGCGTCGCCGAGCTTGAGCAAGCCATCATCGACATTCGGAACGTCTGCGACGACGTAACCTATTGACAGAGTCCTGTAGGGTATGGCGCAAGCCGCTGCGGCGGCCAACGTGACCTGACGAGACGAGCCGAGACGCCTAGCCCCTTGGGGGCAATCTCCCGTCCGATCAGGTCCGTGAGCCTGGAGGACACGAGATGGCACGAGCCGTCGCGGAGCGCGAGCCGCGCTTCCGGTACACCGTCACCCCCCGCGGAGCCGAGTGCCGATGGGATGCCCTGTTGGCCGGCCAGTGCCGCGGCTGCGGGAACCCTGTCCGGTTCTGGTCCGGTCGTTGGTGGGACTCGCCGAGCCGCTATCACCTGTGCGACCGTGAGGTGGCGGCATGAAGGTCAAGCGCGTCGTCCACGTCCACCTGGACGATCAGGACGTGAGCATCATCCGGGACGCATTCGGGACGCTGCCGCTGCAGGCGGCCGTCCAGTCCATTGTTGACGGGTACATCGCCAACGAGCTGGACGACGGGTGGATGGAACCCGCCAAGGAGATGCTGGACGGGACGACCGATGCCGCCCCCGACCGGTAAGGGGCACGAGCTCCGCGCGTCTCGAGTTGGCGCGTCCGAGGTGGGCGCGCTCATGGGATCGCACCCGTACCAGACTCCGGCCGATGTCTGGGCCCGTCTCGTCGGCGCTGAGCGCCCGCGGGCCGAGTCCGCGGCGATGGCCGCCGGCAACGCCCTGGAGTCCACGGTCGCGCAAATGTTCGCGGCCAAGGAACGTCGGAAGGTGCACCGGTGCGCCATGACCTACGCTCACCCGGAAGTCGCCCTGTGCGCCACGCCGGACTACTACGTGCCGCCGTCCGAGCTCCTTGAGATCAAGGTCAGCGGCGACTACGACCTGTGGCGCGAGCTGCCGGAGTACGTGTATTGGCAGGCGATGGCGCAGATGGCCTGTACCGGCCGGAACGTCTGTCACGTCGCCGCTCTCCTCGGGTCGTCTCTTCGCCTCTTCCGGGTGGAGTTCGACGGCTACGAGACGGCGTCCATGCTGGATCGTGTAGATGCGTTCATGCGCGATCACGTCCAGACTCGCACGCCCCCGCCGGAGGCGAGCGGCGAGCTCGTGCTTCGGGTGCTTGCGCCTGAGGCGGGCACCGTCGCCGCAGACGAGCGGGACGAGTCCCTGGCGTACCGGATGGCGCTAGCGCGGGAACAGATGAGCCGAGGGGAGGAAGCCTATAAGCGTTGCCGTGAGGAGCTCGCGGCGAAGTTGGCCGGCCACGGAGCGCGCTTGCTTCAGGGCCGGGGCTGGACGTTCGGACCGGACGCGCGCGGAGCAATCCAGTTCCGCGGCGATCCTCGTGGAAGCATGGGAGCGGACAAGTGATGGATGAACTGGTGCTTCAGGTCGGCGGCGGTCAGGTGGAGCTGGAGGACGGCGTCTTTGCCGGGACCCTCGTCAAGATGGAACCGTTCACGTACGAGCATGCGGACGGTCCCCGTCAGCTGCTTCGCTGGACGTTCAGCCTGGACGACTACGAGACGGGCGATCAGCGCGTGGAAGTGGAAGGCGTGAGCAGCATGGCGCTCGGGCCCAAGGCGAAGGCCTACCAGTGGCTCACGTCTCTCCTCGGGCCGGAGAAGATGCTTGAGCGGCCTGCGCTCCGGGCAAGCGATCTCCTCGGTCGTGAGTGCCTGGTGGAGCTCACCCATAACGCCGAGGGTTACCCGCGCGTGAAGTCGGTCCTTGCTCGTCCGAAGCGGGCTCGGCGGACTGCCGAGTAACCGGCGGTTACCGGGAACTCTTCGAGTTCGTGTCTAGCGTTGAGAGGCTAGGGCCGACTCTCAAGGTCGGGCCCTAGCCTCTCTCAGCGATCATCAACCCTTCGGGTTGCCGGTTCGGGAGCCCTTCGGGCTCGCCCCCCCTGCCCCCCCACCATACTTCCGGAGATTTAGAGATGTCAACCGTGACCTTGTCCTTTGACAACGAGGACACCAAGCCCACCTATCCCCGAACCCTGACGAGCGGCGGCGCGCTACCGGACCCGGTAGGCGGCCCCCCGGACCCCGCGACCCTTGACCGGCACGTCTGTGACTGGTGCGCGCTCCCGATCGCGTACCGGCAGACGGAGGTCGCGGTCCTGCAGTCCCGCGTCCTGTGGGGATACGTGCATGACGGCTGCCTGGACGCGCTGAAGGCTTCACGGCGATGAAGGCGCAACGGGGACCCATGTCCGCGACCGTGTACCTGACGCCCAAGCAGATCGCGTACTTGCAACGCATCAGGGAGCCGCATCACGTGAACATCGGACACGTGTTGCAGGACTTCGTGGAAAGGCTCATCGACTTTGCGTTGCTGGGGGAGGACAAGCCGAATGACAAGGCCTGAGGCGCTCGTCGTCATCCAGGCGGCGCTGGATCAGTGGCAGCGCGACCTAGCGTTCCGGGAGTGGAGCCGACAGGACATCCTCAATCACTTCCGCGGGACGAGCGTCTGGCGCGAGCCCTACGCGCTCTACTTCGAAGAGTGGGCAATCGTCGTCAAGGACCGCCGTAGCAGTGTTGGCGCGCAAGTGAGCTACTCCGAAGCGCTTGCGGGGGTTCTGTCGTGAGGGCGGCCATCCGTGTTGCGCTTGTGACGGCGTTTATGCTTGCGGCGCCGGCGTCGTATGGAGTGCTCCCACCTGCGGCGTCGGCATCACCCGAGTGGAAGGGCCCGATCCGTCTTCCCTGGTATGGGAGCGACTACTACGGGAAGCCGGTAGCCTGCCCAGGCGAGAACAAATACACGCGATGGGACGTGATCGTGGCGGTTCGTGCCGGCAGCGATCAGTTCCAGTGCGGCGACCGGATCGAGCTGAAGTGGGGGAAGCAGCGTGTCATTGCACGAGTCGCGGACCGCTTCGCGTCCAACGCCCCCTCGTGGGTCGTCTTCGACGCTTCGGCACGGATCGCCTGTAACCTCCTCAACCCGCCGAACCTGCGGCCGGAGAAGCCGGGCCGCTACCACCATTGCTTCACGAGGGATGGCGTCAAGTGGCGCCTAATGCCCTAAGGTTCCGCGCGTTCGGGACGCCCATCACGCAAGGGAGCATGAATGCCATGTTCCGTGGTGGGCGGACCGTCGTATGGCATAAGCGATCCAACGAGCTCTATGCCTGGCGTAACGACATTGCGGAAGCCGCAGTCATTGCCATGCACCTGGCGGGGTGGGAGATGGTGCGGTCGTCTCACGTGAAACTGGACCTGCGCTTCCTCTTCCGGCGCCCGCCGTCCCATCTCGCGAAGGACGGGACCGTGCGTGCCGGCTACGTGCGCGTGCTACCGGGCAGCGATCTCGACAAGCTCTGCAGGGCCGCGCTGGACGCTCTCACAGGCACGCTGTATGACGACGATAAGCGCGTCGTGGAGCTCGCCGCGAGCAAGGGATGGACGAACGGCGAGCCCGGATTGATTGCAATCGTGGCGGATTTTTGGACTGATGACCCCTAGGAGACA